CTTAGCGCAACATAATGGTTTAAAAGGTCTTGTTATATACTTAAAAGCTAGTCAAGTCTTGCTACAACAAAGTGTAGCAAGATTTAGAGTAGTTGACCTAGCTGAATTAAAGGTTCGTCCCTCTCGTAATAGAGCAGGAGTGCCTCTTATAATTCCAGCTGGGGTTAGAGTTCTCATATCTCGAGATAGAGATATTCGGAGCATAAGGCTCTGAATGACTCTCTTAGGCCTATATCGTATCCTTGATTTTAAAGGTTCTTTAAACCTTTCAAGTATTACTGATCCAGGCCTTGAGATATCAGAATTTCTAAAGGAATGGAGGAAGTTTTTAGAAACTTCCTTCAAGCCCCAACTTTCTAAACTTGTTAAGTTCCCTGAACTTTCAGGTCCTAAGCTCTTTCCTATTCTAAAGTCGGGTCCAACGACCCTGACTTTAGATGACCCTCCCGGAACCTCTTATACAAATTCCTCTGTTCGGGCACTGGTAATAGCAGCTCGAGTCTGATTACGTAAGTCATCAGATAATGAGATGCTCAGTGCTCTAAAGAGGTTTTGTACTCAGATTAAGGACTCAAAGACATTTATATCACGTCTTCAGACCGTCGCCATGGTTAGTAATTCTCGAATCGATGAGACGAGTTTTACGCACTTATCTTTAGGTGCCGTTCGGTATAAACCGGAACCGGCAGGTAAAGTTCGTGTTTTTGCCATGGTTGATGCCTGAAGTCAGTGATTGCTCCATCCTCTGCATGATTGACTCTTTAAAATTTTGAGAGCCATACCGCAAGATGGAACATTTGATCAAATGAGTCCTATTCTCCGGCTTCAATCAAAATACGGGAATAATCCAAAAGGATTGTTTTCCTCTATTGATTTAAGCTCTGCGACCGATCGTCTACCTATATCAATGCAAGTTGTTCTTTTGGAGGTCTTATTAAAAGATTTGGTCCCCGACTCTAAAATATTTTCAGAGTCTTGAAGGGATATTCTAATATTAAGAAAGTACTCTACGGGTTATAACTCACCTGAATCTGCTACTAGGGAAAAGAGGTTTGCGGTTAAACGCAACACTCCTTCCCATGTTAGCTATTCAGTAGGTCAACCCATGGGTGCTTTATCCTCTTGAGCAATGCTTGCAATTACTCACCACGCCATGATGCAGTTTTCTGCATGAAGGAGTGGGTGTAAAGGTTGATACGATGATTATGCAGTTTTGGGAGATGATGGTGTGATCAAGGGATCAAATCCAACTAAGAACTACCGGTCCTTACTTCAAGTAATTGGAGTGAAGGCCGGGTTAGCCAAATCTATTCTTTCAAAGAATAAATTTGTTATAGAATTCGCGAAAAAGTTTTTCGTGGATAATACAACTGCTAACATGCTACCTTTTAAGGAAAGTTTAGCCACAATGTGCTCAACCTCCTTGGTGGTAGAATTTGTTCGAAAGTATGATTTGTCCCTTAATGCAATTCTTTCGTTTCTAGGTTATGGTTATAAGTCTAAAATGAAAGTTTATAAAACTTTATATTTTAGGTTGCCTACACGCTTAAGAGTGCTGCTGGTATGACTTAGTCATCCCAGTAGTCCCTTAGGTAAGTCTTCTTATACTGAATGACTTCTTCAAAAGTCTTGAACAGAAAGTTTTAAACCTTCTGATTCTGCTATTGAAGAGATGATTGATATAGTTTCGAGGTTAAACTCTGAAAAGTTTGATTCGATCTATTCAGTCTTCACCAAGTATATAAAGACCGTGGAGGATACTCCTAAAGTTTTAGACTCTATAACTCCAATCCCCATAATATCGATGGCTTCCCTTAACGGATCAGACGGCGCTACGGTTACAACTAATGTACCGTGAAACGCTGTCTTAAGTCCGGATCTCCATGCGTCAGATATCGATTATGATTATCTATCTGCGTGGAATGAGGGAGGAATGTCGAATCATGGGTACCGGTTCTCCAAGTTAAAAGATTTGAAGATCGGTATAGATCCTTGGAAATTACATGATGAATTCCTTGTAAAGGCCGGTCGTGAGACCGACTCTTCTCCAATATTCTTTGGAAAGGAAATCACACCTAGAGGGCGAGTAAATCCTCTTGACACATTATCTTCCAAGCTACACCATTTATTTGGTCTAGATGATTTGAAAGCAGCAGTGCCAGAGAAATTCTGGGCTGAGACTCGGGAAGGAGAGCGACCTTATAGGGACTTCTTGTCTACTTATAAGTTATGACAAGAAATAACTAAGCCACTATGGGCTGAATTTTATGGTAAGGATTTATCTTTACCACCTAAAGTTCAGCATATCAAGCAAGAACGAGGTGATACAGAAGGACAGATTCACCCTGAATCTCCCTCTGGAAGTTATTTAAACTTTCCATGGGTTGATTTCCTGGTTGTGGCAATTGGAACCTTTTTGGTTCTTGAATTGCTACATAGTAAATCCAGTAGTCTCGGAAGTTTACCGTTTCATTATGATATTTTATCTCATGAGACGATTAAACCTCTTGAACTATTAGATGTAGAAAAGCATGGTAATATTCTTGCTATTGCTTTGTTTACAGCTGGAGCATTGTTGCTCTCCGGATCAATTTTCCTTAGTTACTACCATGGCCATCCGTGGGCATGGTTAGGAATTATGGAATCAGAGGTATCCTCTAACCCATCCATTACTATCCAAACTACAGGTTTCCAAGAAATTGGAGACACTGTGATGGCTGGTAGTGTTATGGTTTCAGGTCCGTTAAGTGCTGGTTCACTAAGCTTGGTCCAGATTCGTCTGGAAAATCAGGCTCTGATGGACAACTTAGCTATCTCTCCTATTGGAGATCTTTGGATTTCTCCATGATAGACTCAGGAAATCTGTTACTTCAATTTAGGGTTAATAACCTATATAGAAA